GTTAAATTAAAATTGAACATTTACCACTTTATTATCTATCCCCATCACCTATAAAGTGGTATTTTATCTTCTTGGTTTAAGTTCTACTACAGCAAGTTCTACTTCTTTTAGTCTATGAAAAACTTCTCTCATATCATCGTGCATAGTGTCAATTTT